GGGGGGGCGTACTTTCCGAAACGTCCCCCGAACCGCCCGCGATCGTCTCCTGCCCAATCATAGCCTGCGCCGCCATAGGGCGGATCGACAATGGCAAGGTCGAAGGCGTTGTCGGGCATCTCGCGCATGGCGTCCATGCAGTCGCCCAGGTAGAGCGTCGCGTCGCCTATCGTCTCAATCCTCACGCGCGCCCCTCCCGCTCTCGCACATCCTCATAGGTCGGCATAAGCAGATCGGCGACAATCTCGGCCGCCGCCTTGGCACCACCAAGCCCGGCACGTTGCGCGATGCACGTACCGGCTTTTACCACATCCCATTGTTTTGGAAGGACGTGATATATTTCGCATCCGGCCCATTCGATAGGCGGCGCGCTTGTAGTATAATCTTCCGGCTCGCCAATCTTGGCCCATGGGTTGCGATACGTCATACGGCCCTCGCCTTAATCGCGCTATCCCGATCCTCTTTTTTCAGTTTGTCAACCTGGCCCGGCTCAAAATCCGGGGTATGTATTAGGCTTTTCGTATATAGTAAATCCCGATACAATGCGGCCCCGTCGCGTGTCAAGTACCCCTCGCGGAGGCACAGATCGTATAGCGGGCTACCGGGATACGGTGTGGCGATAGAGATATTCCGCTGATCGAGCGGCAAAGAATTGGCATAGTCGAGCGTGCGTTGCATATCGCCTAACGTCTCTCCGGGGTAGCCGATTATGAAAAAGCCACAGGTCTTTATCCCTTCGGCCTTGACCATTTCGACAAGCGATAGGGCCTCCGGCTGTGGCATCCATTTTGCCCCTAGGCGCATAAGTTTCGCCGTAGACTCCACTCCCGTCTCAAAGGGCAAAGATACCCTCCAGCACCCCGAACCGGCCAGCTCGCGGATATGCTCGCGCACTCCCTTGGCGTATATTCCGTTAGGCGTTGACCACCATAGGCCCCGCTGGCGCAGTTCCCCGAGTATCCAAGTGAAGTTCTCGCCGCTGGCCATGAAGTTGTCGTCCTCGATGAAGATTTCCTCGAAGCCCTCTAGCACCAGCGCGTCGAGATAGGCCGCGATCTTGTCTCGGTAGTAGTACCGCGTCGAGCCCCAGAATCCGTTGACCCCGCAGTAGGCACAATGGCGCGCGCATCCGCGTGAGAACTCGATCGGCATCCATCGGGCCGTTTTGCTTTGGAGGTCGTGTGGCGATCCGCGATCCCAGTACGGCTTCATCCGATCCGCGCTCGGGTAGGGATAGTCGATCTCGTCGAAGGTATGCGCTTGGAATAGTCCCGTCTCGCCCTCGCCCCTTATTACACGCGCCACCCCCGGAGGCGGGGGAACGGCGGCCGCGTGGAAGCCCCCGGCTACGGTATAGGCTCCCCGCTCGGCGCAAAGGGCCGCCGCTTGCTCGTATATCGGATGCTGTATCGAGAACTGCGCCGACAGCCCGACGATATCCCACTTCTCGTCAAGCCAGCGATCAAGCCGTAGCAAGTCCCCGTCAAGGTGGCAGTCTATCGTCAGCACGTCCGCCCCCGCCCACTTGGTAGTATTGTGCGCTATCGACCACAGCCCTATAGGCGGCATGTAGCACGGCTTCTGAGTAGGCTTCCGGGGCTCGGGGAGCTTGACTAAAAGAATGTTCACTTGGGCAACTCCGGCAGGGGCATCCAATGCGTGGGGGACATGAGCGTAGTCTGTTCGGGGTCAAACCATACACCCTCAAACACAAATATGTCCATTATTTCACTATCACAAACTAAATACTCGCCATAGTTGGGGGGATTGGTTTCTACACTAATCCATTCGCCTATCATGCCCACCTCCCTTGTATATGCCCGGCCCCGCAGACTACTACGGGATTAAGCAGCTCGCCCCCGCGACGAATCATGCTCCGATCCTGGTATATCCAACCCGCCTTGGGATGGTAGCGCCTCGGAGCTGACAGCCGCATGATCTTCGCGCGGAGGTTAAGCTCGCGGACTCGCTTTTCAAACTTCACCCGATCCCCCTTCCCATAAACTGCTTGCACTTGCTACAGTTTACCGATTCGCGCGGAAACCCATCGCATAGCCAATAATCCGCAGTCAGCAGTATGCCGCATAAAGTATAGTTTCCCGATTCGTATGCGTGAATCCTAGCCCCTTTCTTTTTAGGCATACCACTCGGCATAAAAGAATCATACGCTACTATCACGCGCCCCCCTTGTCGAAAACTCGCCCCGCACGTTCGCAGGCCGCCTTTATCCTCTCATAGAACATCGGGAAACGCAAGGAAAAAGAGTAACGGCCAAGATCATGGAACATTCGATGATGAACCCGGCATAAATAGATCTGGTTCCAATCCTCGCGCGGGCCGCCCGAACCACGGGAAATAATCTCGTGAGCCTCGGCGGGGTTGCCGCAGTGTTCGCAGTAGCGCATGGCATGGCAATCGGAATACTTCAACCCCCCTCCATATAGTCCGGCTGTTCAAGAGCGACGCCCCACTCCATCCCCAACTCATAGCAGGTGTCAATCAGCACGATCATTTCCGCGCTTGTAGCCAGGGCTACGGATCGCGGCTCGATTACCTTGTGCCCGTCAAACTCGACACTTTCGCACGGGTAATTGTGTACCGATGCCGCGTACATTTTGCAATAGCGCTTCATTAGGTCGGGCGATACAGCCTTCCATAAAGCCAGCTTGGCGCACAGCGCATGGAATAGCCTGTTCTCCGGCGAGGTCTTCCCCTTGGCTTGGAGTAGCTCAAAGGAATGGCCGCACCGGGGACAGGTCATGCCATCCGCTCCCGCATTCTGGCCTCTAGCGCGTCAAGCTCTTCTATAAAAGCGATGATTTCTTTTTCTATTTCCTCCTCCATTTTGGGATCGAAATAATAGCGCTTGATTATGCACGATAAACGCCCAGGTAAATCGGGATCGTAGTTTTCATGGTCGCACCACCACTCAACGGGGCGCACGCACGCCATTTGAAAATTCATTTGATATTTATACCGAAGATCAATTATGCCCGTCTCGATAAAGTCATCATGTGTCCACGGTTCGGGGACTTTTATTTCTAGGCACCCAAGGATTATTTTCTTTTCGTCATCACAGATTAAACCGTCCGGCGAGGCTCCGGCTCCGATAATAAAAGGATGCGCACATCCCCGACATTGAATAACGGGGATGCCCGTTTCTAGTTCGTAAGCGTCGCGGGCCTCATCTTCGGTTTCCTTGCCATACTCGACGGCTTTTGTTTTGAATCTTTCCGCCACCTTGCCCGTAAGCCGTTCGCGCAAAAGCTCAGACATATAGCGCTTGCGGGTCATCCCTTTGCCCTTCGCCATGATATCGGCGATGCGCGAGGCCCCTACGCGCCCGAGTCTCCGGGCGGTAAACTCTTCGGATGTCTCGATCATTCTGTTTCCTTGGGAAGCCTTCCCGTCATGACGTAATAGGCCGCCGCGCATAGTTTGTCGCGCTCATCTAGCTTCATTGCCTGTATTTTGTTCACCGGTTCAAACTGGCTATAAATCTCGGCGAATCGTTCCCGGATTGTCGCCAATTCAAGAGCCTGTCCCGCATAGTTGTATCTCTGATAGGCTTCCCTTTTTTCCGCTTGCGCTATAAGAAACCTTGAAGGAGCTATAAGAGCATCCAGGTCATGTTCTTTCATTTCTCCACCTTGGCCTTCGCCCGCTTCCAGTAGTTCCGGAGCTTGGCCTCGTCCGGCTCTTCCTTCATAAGCTCCCGAGTGATGATCGAGACGGCCTCGGGCGACAGCTTGCCCGATTTGATGTACTCTTGAAGATCCATCCGAAGGGAGCCCTCGTCGAGCCGTTCGCCATCCGTATCTTCCCCGGCAATCACGATACCGAAGCCCGCCTTGAACGTGTACCGCTGGCCGTAGGTGCTTTGAATCCCGCGCGCCTGTAAGATATTTGTAACAGCCTTCCCTTCGTTTGATTTCAGCGGTTCGAGGTCGGGCGTGTCGAAGTAGTTTGACTTGGTATGGCCGTATCCGGTTATGTCCATCCATATCCGTTTACCGCCGGGGATGGCTTCCTCTCTCCAGGTGTAGGCGAATCCATGCTTGAATATGGTATCGTCGCACATGGCCTGGAGCGATTCTAGGGGAGCATACTTTGATCGAAGGAAGGTGTTTTCCTTCGCCTTTATCACCGGGCGAAGATCGGCGCGGAGCTTGGCAAAACGCTCCTCGAAGGCAAGGCGCGCCTGCCGCTCCTCCTCGGACTTGCGAAGCGCTATAAAGCGCTCCAGGACTTCGATATTGCCTGATTCGAGCACCTTTTCGAGTAGCCGATCCTCTTGCCGGACGGCTATTTGGGTTCCGCTGTCAACGGGTATCAGTTGCATCGTCTTCCCCTTTAAGATCGGCTAGCACAAGGCGAATTAATCCCCTGGCTTCCTCGGAAATCTCGTGGTATAGAAGCCCCTCTAGGGTTCCGATGGCCTTGCCGCAGAGTCGATTAAGCCTTACGATTTCGTGCCAATCCTTGACCGCTTCCGGCTCACTCATCCCATTCCCCCGGCGCTTCGGCTTCAAGTGCGCACGCTTCCTCGATATCCTCAAGCGACTTGTCGCTCAGGATGCCGAAAATATCGAAGCTATCTTTGCTCGTCGATACCGAGATGATCTCGATTTCCGAAGGCTCGTCGGGGAACCCCGGATCGCCATTGCGAAGGTACATCCTTCCCGGGCTTCCGGGGTAGAACGAAAAGACGACGAACAGCTCCCCGTCATAGTCGGGAATGTAAACCGTGGCCGTGCGATGATTGTCCATTGAATCCCCCTTATTAGACAGTTGTGCCTATGCGCGCATCCCTATATTTCCATGCCGCATACTTGCGTAAAAACTTGGCCGTCTCACGATTTGTGGTTCCGTCGTCCCCGAGGGCTTCGGCCTCGATTGCCGCCTCTTCCTGTTCGACGGCCTCGGCTAGAATGTTATTTTTATTCGCAAAGCTAGCCCATTCAGTCCAGTATGCAATGTCCATATCCCCTCCTTACCACATGCACCGGATGAGCTTTTCGTCGGCGGCGCGGAGCCTTGCCTCGGACTCGATATCGTCGCGGATACCGTCGAAGGCCCTATCATCAGCGGGAGCCGCGCCATCGGCAACTACCACGCCGGAAGCATTTATCCACTTGACATCGTAGTAAATGCGCCCCGTATCGTCTTGCAGCACTCTTGCCTTGACAGTCCCGGTATTGTGGATTTGCTTGCGGGCTATCCGGTCATACCACGTATCGGCATAGGGAAAGGAAACCGTTTCGAGACACGTCATAAGCTTATCCATGCCGTCCCCCTTGTCAATCTCTACCCTAAGTATACACCCTCCCGGACGGCTTGCAAGCGAAATCGTACAGCCCGCGCAAAGTGTTAGGCACCCCTAACAAGCCCCTCGCGTTTGACTCTACGCGCCTCACGGGCAAGCGCCGCATTCTTTATGCTTCCAGCTACCCGGAGCTTTTCGGCCGCTAGCTTATATTCCCCGACATCCTCCGGGCGTACAATGTAATTAGCCTTCCACGCCCGGCACGGCACCTTTCGGGCATGGCATAACCGTTGAAGATATTGTCTACAATAGCCATAAAGCGGCGCAACGTCGGCCAGGGGCAAGTATCCTTCGGGTATAGTCTCGGACGGCTTGACGGGCCTCCGTGCGCGCCTAGCGGCCATGATAGCCTTGAACTTCTCAACCGCGCCCCGGCGAGATTCTAGCAATTCCTCGGGAGTCATGCGCTTCCTGCCCTTGGCTAATAGCTTGTTTTTTTTCGACAGCTCGGCGCGCTGGCGTCTGTTCTCGGCCTTAGTTATAGCCGATAGCCTCAATCGCTCTTCCCGCGCGGCCGCCGCTAGTGTCTGCCGGACTAACAATTCCGCCTCGCGCCTAGCCTTGCGCTCTGCGATTGCCTCAGCGGTATCTTCGCGCATGTGCGCTTGAGGTTCCTTGGTTGTAAACCCCGGAGCCGTAGGGCAAAGCCAGCACGGCGCGTTCTCACCTAGTCTAGCCGGTAGATTCATTGCCCCCTCCATTCGTCAAACGCTTCTTGCGCGAATATCATTTCGGCGATCTGCGGAACAATGCTATTTCCGAGGCATTTAAGTCGGTCCACCCGAGCGGGTACCCCATGAGCCACTCGACCCACGTCGGGTTCAGCTGCCCCCCAGTCTCCTCGGCCTTCGGTTTTCCTGTTACGAATCGCATATTCCCGAGAGTTGTATCCCTGCTGTAATCCTTGTTTTTCCAGTCGCTCGCTTGTGGCGTTGGGAATCTTTTCACCTCCTCCGATAGAACCTTCCCGCCCGTCCCCGGCCTTCGACTCCCCGGATTGCCAGCCCGAGGAGTCGGCCATAGCCCCCGTTTCCAATTGTAGATGTCCGTTCTGAGACTCCTCCCCTGCCCGCCGCCGTGCGAGCCTACCGCGTCCGCCGCTGCTGGGGTAGCCCACAATCCAGATTCTTTCCCGTCTGTGGGGCGCTCCGACATCGGAGGCGCGTATATCCTGCCACTCCGCATCGTACCCGAGCGCGGTAAGGCTCCCGAGTACGGAATCGAGTCCTCGAAAAGCGAGAGCGCCGACGTTCTCCATGATTGCGTAGCGGGGTCGAAGCTCGCCAACAAGGCGGGCGTACTCGTACCAGAGGCCGGATCGCTCACCCGCCAGCCCAGCGCCTTTACCAGCGACGGAAATATCCTGGCAGGGGAAACCGCCCGCGATGATCCAGTCTCCCATGGGGAGGTCGGCGCCTCGGATGGCGCGGATATCTCCGAGGGGTTCTGCGTCGGGGAAGCGTTGCTGATAGACTCTGATTGCATAGTCGTCAACCTCCGAGAAAAAGTGCCGGTCGAAGCGAAGCCCGGCCCAGCAAGCTCCAAGGGCGAAGCCGCCGATCCCCGCGAAGAGATCGAGAAAATATGTCATAGTCCCCTAACCCGCGCCACGTACTCGCGGTCAATCCCGAACTCCCGCGCACCGTGCTGCCCCCGGCGATAGGCGGTCAGAGCCATGTCCTCATCGCCCATCGAGTCAAGATGCCAAGCCAGGATACGCGCCACAATAAGGGCCGACTCGGGGGCCGTCGGGTCGATCGGGCGGCCGCCGTTGAAGCGCCAGGCGTGATAGCCCAGCCAGCGACTATTGAGCCCGGGCCCATAATCGAAAGATCCATCCGCGCAGGGGATCGGCGCGTGCCGAAGATCGCCGCCGGACTCGTGGACTACTACGGCCTCGATAAGCTCCACGCTCACTCCCGTCTCGGCCGCGCCTGCCGCCGCCCATGTCCGCCAGCTCACGGCCTCGCGCGCCCGAGCGCCGGATGCGGCACGCGGGATGGCAAGGCTCGACGAGGTAAGCGACAGGGCGAGGAGGACGAGGAGGAGCTTCATTTATTGTTCCTTTGCAAGGCGGTCTTCAAATGTCTCTCCCCCGAGCCCTCGCGCCTTAAGCCACGCACGGGCGCGCGCAATCTTATCCTCGGGATCGACGCTACAATCCTCGTCAACCCATGGGCACCCGTCGCACGCCCCGAGAAGCGCTCGCTCGTTGCACTCCCCGTCATGCGCGATAATGGAAGTGGCCGCTATGACGGCCTCAAGCGGCGTGGACTCGGCCGCCTCCCGCTGTGACTCCCGGCTCGACAGAATGAAAGGGCAAAGCGCAAGCCCCCCGAAGACTACAAAAAGCACGACCGCAATGATCCAACCGAAAATTGTCATCATGCCTCCTATCTTTTCATCGCGGCCCGTGCCCGCATAAACGCCTGATACTCCCGGTCATGGATGCGCGCCCGGTACGCCGCCGCCATCCGCTTGATCGTCGCCTTATACCACCGGCCGATCCAGCCATCGTACCGCTTGCGCAAGCGCGGGAATACCTTGGCGAGGAAGATGCGCCACCACTTGAGCGACGAGCGGCCCTTGCCCCACAGCCCCGTCCGCACGGCCTCGGAGTGCGCGGCGGCCCGGGCGCGCCGGGACTGCCGCCCGCTCATGCCGTGACCTTTTTGGGCTCCGGAGCGATGTACCCGTATCCCCGTGCGGCGTACTGGCGCGCCCTCCTCCCCGGCCAGCCCGCCGACGCCGAGTGCCCCGTGGTCAGCCGGTGCCAGAGCTTCGAGCCTGCCGCCCCCGTGCCCCCGCGCGGCTTGGCCTTGCGGTTGTCGCGGTGGTGCTGTCCGGGCTTGCGCCACTTCATGGCGTCCGGTGCGCGCATCGCTCCGATCCACCCCGCGAGCTTCGCGGCGAGAATGGCGAAAATGCCCCGTGCTTTCATGATGCCCTCCTTACTTGTACCGGTTGCGCCAATCGTTAGCCGTGATCCATACGAACCCGACTACGACTAGCCCCGCGAAAACATACCACGCCACCTGTACCGGTGTCATCGCTCGCCTACCACGGCGCACAGCTCGCGCCAGGAAGTGATCTCCAAGTCCCTAGCCGCTAGCCTAGCGTGCCTTGGCCGGATGTGATACCTTGGGCGGCGCTTCATAGCCCCATCCTATATTCGGCTACCCATGCCCCCTCACGCTTTACCCGGCGGCTGGAAATCTTGAATCCCTCGCGCTTCAGCTCCCATATCCTCGCCCCAAGCCGGAAGCACGAGAAGCGCCTAAGCGCATACAGCGGCGTGATAGCGTGCCCCTCAATTAAGGCTTCGAGGATGCGTTGCTTTTGCGTTGCCTGTTCCATCATTCGCTCCCCCTCTCAATCTCTTGCCCTAAGGATACACCAATCCGGGCAAGCGTCAAGGATAATTCGTAGAGTGTTAGGATAGGCTAACACGGCATAAATAAAACCCGGCTAGCAGAAGGAGGAGGACTGCTAGCCGGGGAAAGGCGAGGGGGTCGCCTTTAGTACATCTTGCTTATTCCTGTCAATACTAAACTCGGATGCCACTTTTCGGAATTGATTATAGCCGCTTCTATTACAACGTCAAATGCTTCCCTGATTATCTTTCCGCGTTGCTCCCCATGGTAGCGATGTTCGCGCGCCTCGGACTGCTTGACTAGCTCGATAGCTTCCTCTAATGGCATGATGCCCCCTCTCGGGTACGATCCGTTAGCCCCCGCGCCGATTGGCTGGCATAGCGTGGCAGGGGGCTAGATTCACTTCACCGCGATTATTACCAATCCGATTCCGTTAGCCACCAGCGCGCTCCCTAGCACGGCGCAAGATATCCAAAGCCAGGTCAAGTTTTTTGATTGCTTCGCTATTAGATTGTTGGACTCCTCTAGCCTGATCGACAGCTTCTCGATTGTCGCCGATGATTTGACCAGAGCTTCCCGTCCCTCCGCTATCGCATCCACTATCGCGGCGTAGTCGTCGGGAGATAAAGTAACAGCCAAGGACGACGGCACCGGCTCCGACGACACCAAAAAAGGCGCGAACAATAGTCCACACGCGAGAAAAAGGGAAACTGATTTTCGGCACATTATCCCGCCTTGGAAAACTTGCCAGTAGCGGCCAGCGCCGCACCGAACCCGATAACATACTCGAAGTTAGCGCGTTCGGTAAAGAATCCCACAATGCCGACAAGGATAAGTGCCACGCCAGCGACTTTAACAAGATCGCCATCCCATTCATTGTCTGTAAAAAGTGATTTGAAAAACATAATGATGCCCCCTATTCCGTTACTATGAATTGATCGCCCGGTTTCGTATTGGCCCAGAGCCACCGTATATCGTCCTCCCGCGCGACCCGAAGACAGCCCTGCGTCCAATCGGAATTGGAAAAGTGAAGCCCGTAGAAGTAGTCGGCTATTTTGTCGTGAGTGTTGGAAAGATACCGCCCGGCCTCGTCGAGTTCCCAGATGTCGAGCGATTGATATGCGTTTGTACTAATGTATACAGGATAAAGGTAGCCGTCATGTTCCTGATCGGGATGCTCGATGTAACCCGTGATCCGCCACACTCCGACGGGGAAGGGCCGCGGCATGACGGGATATTCCTTCCGGCCGTCTTTGCCAAGTGAATAGACGAGATCGGGGATGCCAGGGCGCGGGCGGAAGCCGTTGAGCTCGTTACGTACCTTCGACCAGCACTGGATTTTTCTCTCGCCCGCCTGAAGAAAAGTCTCGCCACGGTTCCAGGTTATGGTCAAAGCCCGAACCTCCCGATGAGCCATGCGACGATTGCGCCGGTCGCAAGGAGAAGGGCATTGCTTACGATCATGTCCCACCGCCCCGCCACCTTTTGCGCCGGAGCGTTAATCAGCGCCTGTATTTTTTCCCCCAAGGCCGAAATGGCCGCCTCAACTTTTGCTTCAAGAGTTTTTATCGATTCACGCAAGTCTTCCAAGGCTTTATCCCTATTGTCGCTCCGCTCTTCAAGCCGCGTCAGGCGCGATCCATGGTCTCTACACTGGTCGTAAAGCTCCGAAATGTCCCCGCGCAATCTCGCCACGTCCTCATCGGTGCCCATACTGTCCCCTTTCTATGATTCTGCAATGCTGTTAGCCGAGATTAACAATATCGTAGCACCGCTTGCGCGAGAAGTAAAGCTATGTCCAATCATTGCCGGAATCCGTTGTGGCGGTGCCGCCATCGAGTAGATTCGCCGTTGTATTGCCAGTCGCCCTATTCCCGGCCAATACATTGTTATTAGATGCGGCATTCCCTATGTGAATGCCGTAGGCGCCATTATTTGTAATAGTATTCCCGGCCACGATATTATTATCACATGCATTTATGAACGTTATGCCGTCACCCGTATTGCTATCGCATATATTCCCAGAAAATATGTTGCTATTACCATAACAGCATATTCCATGCGCCCCATTTGTTAAAACCTGATTTCCTATTATGTTCCCATTTGTTGATATTGATGAGGCAAAATATCCCATAAATATACCATATACGGCATTTCCCTCGCAATAACAATTACTAACTCGGCATTGGCTACCATCACCAATAGCGATCCCGCTAAATTGATTACCGGTTGTAATACAGTTCTCAACCGTTCCACCCGCAACCGTCGCCAGAAGACATCCGCTACCAGCAACAGTACCGCCAGCGCCTGAATATCCATTATTTGATAATGTGCATTTTGAAATTATAGTCGCACTAGAATCCATAATCATTATTCCGTGCGAGACAAAAGTAGACGTCCGTTGAGCACAAGTATCTACAATGGTATCCTTTATTAGTCCCCCAACGCCAAATTGAACTTGAACCCCATTGCCATATGCTCCATATACCTTACATGAATCAATCATAAACGCCGAAACGTAGGAATACCTGACTAACGGTTTTGTATATGTATTCAACGCTTTATTGTTTATGCCTATCGCAATAAGCCGACATCTATCAATTTCAGTACCGGCCCCGCTACCAACCGCAGAAACACAATATATATCCCCATCACGTTCGAGTAGAGTCGCTCCGCTACCCGCGCCGCGCAACGTGCAATGCGAATATAAATTGACCTGCGTTGTTATATAATATGTCCCCTCGGTTAATCCAACCTCACCGCCCCCGAAGGTATAATACACATAATCAATCGCGGCCTGAATCTCCACGTCGTCCGCCGTGCCGCCGCATTTGTAGTCGTAGGTGCCGTCGAAGGTAGAGGCCGCGACGATCAAAGTATTGGATTGCTGGCTACGGCGTTTCGGCGATCCGCTAGTCACGGCCCGCGCGGCGTAGAAGGTCGTTTTTGTCCAGTTTTCCTCGACCTCGCGCAAGAGAAGAGTAGTCGATCCGATATCGCCCGCACTCCGCGAGCATTGCACGTCATAGCACTCCACGGTTGACGCGATGTTCTCATTGGTGCCAGCCGACCCGACGGTTAAGGTATACCAATCGCCGGGGCTATACCACGGCGCAAAGCCCTTGACCTCGACGGCGTACAGGTGCTTTTTCTTGCCCAAGTTCTTAAACCAATAGTCGGCCAAGCGGTCAACCTGAGTCGCGGTTATCACGTATTCATTCCCAAGCTCGAAAAGCGATTCGCCGTTGCGCCGGATATCGTCGTCGCGCCGGAGCCGGTCGGAAACCAGCGCGCCCTTGTAGCGCCTAATCGGTTGCCCGTCAATGATGAAGTTGGTAATGTAGGCATCATACCCCAAGGCATTGGTCAGCGAGATTATCGCCCTGTCGGGATAGCTTGACGAGTCCACGGTTTCCGTAAGGCCATCCCATATAGGAGTAGAAAGATCGGATGCTTTTATCGTATGCTCGGAAAAGTCAAAGCCCGTTACACCGATTATTTCAGTGTCGGGATTATTGTCTGCTTTCCTAGACTTGGAAAGCAAGGTTTGAAACATATTCCTTGCATAGCCTAAGGAAGCATTGAGCGACATAGCAGCGGCGGCGGAAGACGGCGCAGTATAGCTAGACATCATCCCTCCCACGGCATCGTAGGCAAGCCCGACATTGCATATCTTTTAGTCCACTCGGCGTTCTCTGAGTATACGCACTCCACCGTAGTCGCGCCGCTCCATGATGCCGCCGCGCCATTAGCCACAGGATGCCGCATCTTGCCGTCAACCTTTGTAAACCCGGCCGCGTTCATCCCCGAGAATAATTGCGTTTTCGCGCACGTCTCGACCGCGTACCCATAGACCTTTATGGCGTTCGCTTGCTCAATCTCAAGGCTAGTCGCAATCCCGCCGAAATCGTCAACCGTGCCGAGGTTGCTAGGCGTTGACGTGCCCGCCTCCGCGTAGCGATTGGCAAAGCGCAACGTGCCGTCGGGCGTCATGCCGAGATAGTAGCCGATTGACGCATCCGAGATTTTCTTGAGATGATCCCATACGGCTTCGCCCTTTTTCACGATGGCGAATGGATGCTCGATGTCAACCGCGTCCGCGTCGATGCCTACCGTGTCGTAAGAATATGAGGCCGCACTATCCGCGCTTCCTACCCCCGAGGCCCCGTCCGTCGCGTTCACTAGGAAATAGTCGAGCGCATCATATCCCCGCGTCAGCATGAACCCGTCAACGTAGAAGGTACTCGTTTGCACCGCGACTACGCCAATTTGTATCTGAGTGCAAAGGGCCGAGAGGATAGTCCTTGAAACATTGACCCTAGTCCATACGCTCGTATCGGTTCCGCACGTGGTTTCCGAAGCAGTCCCGATGATCGAGCCCGACGTGTCAAACTCTGCAATGCTTATCTTTACCGCCGACGCCGTGCCCTGATAGACAAACGCGGAGAAGTTGAACGTGTCCCCGATGTCGATAAGGTCGGTTGTTTCAAACTCGATTATCTGCATAACATTGTCGCCGATAGTGTCCGCGATACACTTCATGCTATACGTGCCGAACAATGCTTGCGTGCTCGACCGCTCGAACGTCGCCATGCCCGTATTAGTCCACGAATTGGCAATCGTCGCGTTCTCGACGCTAGAATTAAGCGCGTAGTTTTTTATTGTCTTTTTTGTTACCAGCCGCGCTATATCGTGGACGAGCGAATCGGTCTCTGCCGCAGGGTCGCATATATCGTGAGTCGTGAAGCTGTACGCCTGATTCATCTTCGTTTCGCCAAGCTCGGCTACGCCATCCTCAATCTCAATCGACACCTCTCCGTACATCGCGTTAGGCGAATTGCGCGAGAAGGCCCCCGGCGTCGTGCGGCCGACAAGCAACGGCTCGGCCTTGGAGATAGCGCCCCAGTCGGAGGGGTGAGCGTATAGCCATGTTATTTCGGCCTGTGTCAGCGCGCGGTTGTATATCCGCACCTCATCAATATCGCCGGTAAAATTGATTGCGTTGGCAGGATCAGAACCGATAGTGATTGATTTTGTAGATGCGTATATTGATGCAGGGATCGACGTTGTATTTGTCCCTGCATCCGCCGCGTCTATATATATTTTTAGCGACGTCGAGCCTACAAATACGCCGACTATATGATGCCATGCGCCGTCGTTTACCGTGCTACTTGCTTCGAGTGCTATTAACGTAGCACCATCGCTGCTGACTCGAAATCGTGGTTTCCCGTTTGTGGCCGATCCAATACCAAGAATGAAACCAATATCTCCCGCAAAGTATTGCGATACCAATCGCCCAACAACTGCAGACGTTTTACACCATACGCTGACAGACATGGCTGTAGTAGGATTTTGCCGCGTAGTTACTACGCGATCATTAGTCCCGTCAAATCTGAGTGCCTTTCCGCTTATCCCGTCAACGTATGTCGCGTCTGTGATCGTCCCGGTATTGCCATAGCCGGAATTGTCCGTAGCAGTTGCGGCTTGATCGTCAAAGCTCCAATGGCCTATCAGCCCATCCCGAACGGTGTTCGCGGGCGATTCGCTTTCGATCTCCACGAGTACGCGATTCTGTAGATATTTTTGGTAGACCGTTCCGTTGTAGTAGCCTTGGAACGGGTCAAAAGCGTCGTATTGATCGTCAGAAAACTGCCCCTTTATATTGTACAGCGACAGCCCGGCCGTATTCGCGCACGCGCTACCGCCCTGATTCTCGACAGCATAGTGGAGCGAGTCTATAGACTTGACTCCCCGAAGATCGGCCGCCGCTGAATTACGCGGTATGCGTATCCGCTCGCGCGCGAGGGTCGTCCCGTTGAAGTCGAACATGATCTGCCGGTCGGCCTGATAGGTTTTGTATTCCCCCGTTGCAAGTGTTTCGTCTAGCTCGTGGATGATCCAATAGGAGGACTCGGCGGCCACGGTCGGCATGAATGAAATAGTATTTAGTGGAGTGAATGTACCAGCGCCCGGAACATTCTGCGTATCAGCATAGACAACGCCATTTACTGTGCAGTAAAAGCCCTTCAGCTTTGCGAGATTATCAAAAAACAACCGAACATATATCCACCTTTGTAATTCGGCATTGGATGTAAACGCACTTGTAGCAAGCGCCGCAGGGGAGCCGCCCACCGAAGTTATGAATCTTAGGGTATCGGTGGCCGCTCCATATCGAAGATGGTTATTCACTGCATCCAAGAAAAATATATATTGCTCGCCCGCTACATCATACGCAAACTCCGGCTTAAACCATCCTTCGATAATGAACCTTTGCGGAAGAGTATAAAGATACGTGAGATTGGTACTCGCCCCGCACTGCATCCGGTACGTCCCGCGCATGTTCGTAGATACGTCATTCTTTATGTAGGTGTTCCCCGCGTCGGTAAGCGCCGGAATAGTCCGCCCGCGAGGATTGATGTAGAAGTTCAGGCTTGAATCGAAGTTTGTGCGGAGATCATCGCGCCATGAAGTCGGGATGTACTTGAGCATTAGTAGCCCCTCCCGGCCTTGGCAAGCTGCGCCGCGCCTAGCATGCCTACCTCGGATTCGCGGATAACGCTCCCGCCGATGTAGATATTCTGCGTCATGCCCATGCCTAGCTTGTTATTCGCCCCGCCGAACGCATATGGCTCCGGGCCCTTTTCCCCGGCAAGAAACAGCGTCGGCTTTGTAACCACGCCCGATCCACCCTCAGCCATCGGGATAGCCCTTACAAGCCCCGCCGCTGAATGCGCCGCGACGGATGCCGCTATAGCCGCCCCTAGCCCCGGTATCTTGGTAAAGTCTCCGAGTAGGGCTTGAGCCGTCGCCTGTGCTATAAGCGCATCCGATTCTATAGCCATGGCCTCGATGACTCCGGCGATAGCATTGAGCCCCGCGCGGCCAAAGGCCTTCCAGCCATCCTCGCCGGAAATAAGCGATGAGCCTAACGCCTCGGCCATAGCCTGATATCCCGAGACGACGGCATCCTGCTGGGCCTTTTGCGTTTCGGTCAATTCTTTCGTTAAATCAATCGCTTCCTTAAGAGCCGGGACGCGGGGATCTTCGTCTACTTTCGCGCCCTGTCCTGTTCTCTTTGCTATAGCCCTATTAACTTCGCGCTGATATTCGGCCTCATCTATGAGTAGGCGGTTTACTTCCTCTTGCGCCGGGACTATAGCTCCAAGATGCTGTTCCCATAGCTTGCGCTCCATGTTCATGGATTGCGCCATGCGGATTGATTCAGCGGATGGCGTGCCAAGTTCCTCTAGCTTAATAACGGCTTCGGCTTGTTTAAGCGCTGCCTCAGCGGCGGCTTTTTCTTGCTCTGCCGCTTTCTTTGCGGCCTCAGTAGTTGCTGCGGCCACCTTTTTTTCGGCGGCGGCTTGTAGTTCAAGCCCTTTGACAAGTTGGCTTTGATTGTATACCTGGTCAAGTAGCCTTTGCGGTACTTCGGTATTTAGCCCCGCGCTAATTGTTTCCCGATATTTTTCTAGTTCTTTACTATATCCTGCCAGGACTATTCTAGCAGAGTTTAATCTTTCGTCCGCCGCTCCCTTGCCTTGGTTTTCGAGCGCTTCCTTAAAATCGTTTTGAGCCTTTGCCGCCGCGCCGATTGCAGTAGCCATCTCTAGCCATTTTTCGCGCCACGGTTTGAGGCTGTTAGATATTGACCGCCCGATCTCCTCATTTACGTCGCCTATCGCGTTTTGGAGCTTGACCTTTATTGCCGTGCCTGTTTTACCCGCCGCTTCCGCCGCGCCACCATAGGTCGTCGCAAGCTCCTTGAGGATTATCCCCTGTGCATCTTCGAGCTTCCCGGCCTCTACGAGGGTCTTTATCAGTTCCTTTTCCTGAGCGGTAAACTTGAACCCCTGTCGAGATAGCGAGTCAAGCCCGAGGATAGGATTGTCGAGCGCCTTGCCGACAGCCTGAGCCGCGCTAGTCAAATCCATCTTCATGACCGTCGCCATGTTCAGGATCTGTAGCGATGCGTCCTCGAAGTTGTCTCCCTTTATGTTCTTGAACCCAAGCAGGACATTCTGCATCGCAAGGACTGTTTCGTCGCCATATTTCGTAACGGATTGAAAGCCCGACGCCATCTTTGACAGTTTCTCCGCGCTCGTCCACGCGGTCGCGCCCGTAGCCCGGAGAGTAGAGTCAAGAATAGCAAGGGCTTCCTCTTGAGCCGCCCATGCGTTTTCCATCTTGTCCGAGACAGCTTTAACCTTGCCAATGACGGCTAGAACAGTATTGAACGCGGCGATTGGCCCCTGCATAACGTCGCGCATTTTGGCAAACGTGGACTGCGTTTTTTGGGTAGTTTTGTCAAGCTCCATAAACTTGGAGATAGCCTGATCAACTTCGGCCTTGACTATGATCTTTATTTCGTCAACGGTTGCGATGATTGCACCCTCCGAAAGTAGTTCTATTCTACCCTCATTTTTCTCGAACACGTTTCCATGACACGCATCACGTCAAGCCACAAAGCCCCCTGATCCATCGTTCCGCCCGCCTCGGGATTGCCGTATGTTTTCCAATCCCTCCACATCTGAACCGCTTCCCAAAAATCCCCGGTCGCGTATCCGGGTAGCTTGTTCCGCTGCACCCGTTCAAGTACCGTTTCGACGGTCTCTTTTTCCCCGTCGCCCATTGCTAGCAGTTGGGTCTTGTTACTGTCCTCGAAATAGCCTTTCGCCCAAGCATAAAAGGCTATAGCTAGTTTTTTAGGCCTACCTCGTCCCCGCTCTGCCGTCGCCATATTTTCGCGCCGACAAGCGTGAGCATATAGGCGATCTTGTTATCCTTATCGTGATAGGCAAGCAGCTTCGCCACGCTGTCAAGCGCCGCGCCGTCCCTGCCCGCGAGATTGCGAACCCTGGTTACTGCCGTTAGGCAAACGTCGGCCCCGTTCGGTATTCCCCATTCGCCGGTTGACTTGTGAAGCAAGTCTATTTTTTCCCGATTGGTCAGCGCCCGATAGTCGAACGCCACGCGCTCCTTTTCGGGCAACGCCATTTCACTCTCGTCGTATTCGAGATACACCGTTCCGCCGATTGTAGCCTCTTCAAGTACCATGTCCCCTCCTGTAAAATATGGCGGATTACGCGCCGCCCCGCGGTTTTATCATGCCGTCGAGAAAGCCACGCCCCCGCTACACTGAACAGAGGCCGAAAAGCTCGCCACCCCGGCCACTTCCGAGCCGACCTGTATATTGGTAAGTTGCGCGGCCGATGCCGTCCACTTGGCCTTACTTCCCGCCGTTGCCGATGCTATGAATACCACAGCCGCCGCCGCGAGCGTGCCCGCGTTCGATACCTGATCGAGCATGATATTCTGCTGAGAGTCCGTTGACAGGTCGCCCGAGATCGTGCCGCTAGCGTTGCGAAGGCCCTGAACCGCTGCCGTGTTAGTGTCTCCGAACGCGGTAACGTCATTTGAGCCTACGTCGATGGTAAGTTGCCAATTCTTTATATTGGCTACGGCAGTACCGGCCCAAGTAACAGAACCTAAAATACCCTTAAGACTTGTAGTTGCCATAATTGCCCCTTACGTGGTCGAGTACTTCGCGCCGCCGGAGAGCTGGAAGCTCGCCGAGAATGAAGCCACGCCCGCCACCTCGGAACCGGCCCCGATGTTAGTCAACTGCGCGCCTGTCGCGTACCACTTCGCCTTCCTCCCCGCTGTAGTGGAGATATAGAGCGAAAGGGTAAGCGCCGAAAGCGTGCCCGTGCTACCTACCTGCCTAAGCAGGGTTTTTTGCGTAGCATCCGTCGAAAGATCGCCCGAAACTTGACAGGAAGCATTGCGGAGCCCTTGAACTGACGTGGTATTGGTATCCGCGAATGACGTTGTATCATTCGATCCCACGTCAATAGTAAGGCTCCAATTCTTGATATTCCCTATCTTCGTCCCGGCTCCGGCCCCGGATGCGATTGAGCCCCCGAGTCCTGTATAAACCGCCATATTTCACCTCCGGGCCTAGAGCCCGCCCTTTATTTCAAGAAGCAAGTTTTCGCAAGCTATCTGGCCTCCACTGAGTTGCCATAATGTAGCGTTAGCGTCAGCCTGCACCTTTTTTTGTGCTTCTATCTCCCTGAGAATGTCCGCCTTCCGCGCGAGTATTACCCCGCATAAATCATCATGATCATCATACCCGTAGCGCCATGCTGAGTGCGTGAGCTGCGTTTCTTCAGGTGCCCATACCTTGACCCCTCGCGCATGGGCAATCCCTAGATAAAACTTGACGCTTGGCCGTTGCCGTATGTACTCCGTTTCATGCGCCATGATTATCCCGTAGAGTTTTATTTCCTCGTACCCGAGATAGATGGCATACGCGAGCATGTACGAGATCGTGCAGAAAAAGTCGGCTCCGACAGCATCGGACACTTCATCTAGCGGGAACGATTGGCTAGTCGGGATATCACGCTCGACCCTCTGCATGATTACCGGCTTGCCGCACTCCGCTAGCTTTGCCAATTTCGGGAGAAACTTGTTACGCTTGTGCATCTCGAATAGCACATCGTATCGCGTAACGTCGTTCCAGCTATTGTCCTCCGTATTCTCTTTCTTGACCCCGTTCAGAGACTCGGAGAAAACAGCGCCCGAAATCGCCCATATATCGAAAGACTTGTCACCATACGGAGCATCGGCCTTACTAGGCGCGCTCCCCACAATGCAAAGCCTCTTGCGCTTACGGGATAACATATTCTACCCTAGCGTCAAACTGCCATTGCCAAGAGTTCCCGGTCAATTCAATGTCTCGTACCATCGTGCAATCCGTCCTCTTTATCACGATACCGTCATAACTCCCGCCTAAATGATTTATGATCTTACGTGCCGCTAGCGCAATAGACTTTCCGCCCTTGGTAGCCGTTACAAAGTCAAACTGCACTCGCGCCTGCCCCGTGTCCACGTTGCCGAAAGAATCGGGATCGGCGGGATCGGATATCACGTTGTAAAAAGCATAGGGCTCTGTCGCTCCATCGGGGGCAGAATAGGCATGTAGGCCGCCCGTCAACGTAGCAAGCCACGCGGTTTGCGCCCTGAGCGTTACGTCGAGAGCTTGCTCGATTGTGGTGCTAGCCATGATATGCCGCCCTTATTGCCGCTCTAATAGCGGTTCCACGGCGTAATTCCCTAGCCCGCTTGCTATAGTCAATCGCGGGTCGAAGGTAGGGCTGTCTTGGATAGTTGGGCATGTCGCGCCGCCCATATTCTACAGCTCCGGCGTATTCAAGATTCGATCCGACGTATCCGGTTTTTTCTTCTGCCGGAGGTTCCAAGTAATTAAACGCGCTAGTAGTTCCGGGCCTAGCCTTGCGTTTTCTCACTTTACCCTTCGCGGTTAGCTTTTTGGCTCCCGTGGACATTCCGCTAGGCCCGCCCTGATTCAATCCCCCGCTAGCTTTATTCGTCGCCCACATAATCGAGTTTTTAAGTTGCCCATAATCGACGGGCGAAAGTTCCTTAGCAAACCCGGTCAATATGATGCACTCGCCCATGATGATATTGTCCACGGTTTTATCCGTAAGTATTTTCGAGTAGTCTATATGGCTAGGCGTTATCGTTATGCCGATCATGCATTGGCCTCGATTAGTTCAGGCTGTTTATAGGCATCGCGTATTCTCTTGCAAGCTATGTCAAAATATCCTTCGTCTATTTCTATTCCGATAAATTTTCTCCCCATCTCGGCGCAAGCTATCCCGGTTGTCCCCGAGCCTAAAAATGGATCAAGAATAATGTCGCCCGCCTTCGTGTAGTCTTGCAGTATTCTTTTGAATAGTCTAACCGGCTTTTGAGTGGGATGTACCCGTACTTCCTTACGCCCATCCGCATTAACAACCCCGCCATGCATAACCCGATACATTCTGTCAAACCCATGATCTTTATTTGTCCAAGCCAATTCAAACGGGGAGCCTAACATTCTATCCGCATTTTCATTGACTCTCTTATCCCAACAAATCCATCTGCCTCTCGATGGAAGTTGCCAAGGATAACAATTTGCTCCGAATGCTATTACTAAGCATTGCATAGATAATATTGACCTAATATCCAACCCGCCCGCATCGTTCCTGATATTATCAAATACTTGTGAATTAGGAAGATTAGATTTTTGCGCGTTCCATTCTATCCCATAAGGAGGATCGGTTATAACGGCGTCAATATGCCCGAGCGTCGGCAGTATATCGAATGCATCCCCACAATATAGGGTAGCGTCTCCGATATGTTCGACTCTCATAGCACCGCCTCGGGCGATTCCTTGACGTAGACCTCTTGATGATGATTCGCAAGCTCGCTAAGAATCTTTATATTAACGATTTCATATGTTCGGCTATTGTGCTTGATCTTCATCGCGCGAGTGATCGCAACGGAAGAGTGAAGGCAAAAGTACCCGTCTCCCCGCGCCTCAGTGGCCCCGCCCATGCGCGCACGCTCCCCGGACAACTCATGCAAGCCCGAGCCCTTGAATGGCGAGCCCGTGATAGCGCTCCACGTATTGTCATACGGCCATGTAGCGGAAGCCGAGTAGCTATAGACCGCGATTGACTGCGTGTAGAAGCGCTCGATGCCCATTACTCGCCGCCCTCCGAACCGGAAACTTCATACGGGAAATACGTGCGATTCTCGTTCATGTGCCATTGGATAGTTCCGCGCCCGACGCGGTGATTCTTCCAGGGCCGAAGGGAATTGAGAATCTCGTCAGGATACCCCCCGCGCGTAACGCCCCCGGCCGCGCGAGTTTCGGAGTAGTTGCCAAGGCTCATTGAGGCGAGGCCCGCTGAATTGGAGTTGGATAGCTGATACCCTATCATGCGCGAGGCGATCAATTCTAGCGGCTTGGGGAAGTTGCAAAGGTCAACCCGAACCGTATAGCCATCGGTCGATTGAAGCTCGTCAACGATGGCCTCGGTAGTAGTTAGGTAGGTGTCTGCCTGAGCCGCGATGGTGAAGATGCCATCGTTCAGCCGCGAGCCCGAAACGATGATATTCCCACCCGTGGGATAGGCCATCGCAGTAAAACCGCCCGCGTCAATCAGGATTTTATAGGTCGAGCCCGTAACGTCAAAGTAAATGTCATCCGATGAAAAATCGTAATCGTCCGCGACAAACTTGTTATTGCACTCCTCGACGATATCCGCATAGACAATCGGAATTAGGAGTGAGATTAGCGCGTCCCGCGTCGCATCGGTATCGCTGATTCTGAGATATGCCTTGACGTTTGCAAGTGTTACCATTACTCGTCCTCCATCCATCCCCGAAGGACAGAAGTGCATATTGACGTGTTATTCCCTGCCGTTGCGATTACCCGCATATCGACCTTCGCCGGGAGCTTGATAGGGAACTCGTAGTCAAGCTGTGTTGCCGCGTCGCTCATCCCTACTTCGATAATAGGCATCATAAAGTCAATGACGGCCTCGCGCCGATCATCGTAGGACGCGCGAACCGTAAAAACGGTATCCTTATTTTCAGCCGCGCCGGTTGAACTAAACCGGGCGGACGTTATGTACAATGTTTTACCGAGAGGCACAGTATAGGCCGCATTGCGCGCCCGAGTCATGCCCGTTCCTATTCTGGAGTACACCGGGCTATCATCGGTTTCCCGTATATCGACATTGCCCGCCGCAACCTTGCCAGTACCTACACGATAAGCGCGGAAATTGTTTATCCGTAGAATGTTAGTCGCGGCCGTGGGCACTTCAGTAGCGCCGTTTAAGGTAACTATTTCCGTGCGCTCCACGTAAGTTGTATCGAGGTAGGTGATTTGTACTTGCTGAATACCTGTCCCGGCCGCTGTATCATTCCCCGAGTCTGATACGACCTCAAGCTGAATTGGCGAAGGTGGAAAAGTAAACGTGCCTCCGACGGCCCATAAATCCTCGGGCGCGGCAGAGTCTACAGAGGCGTTGTACCCCATTTTCGACCATGCGTAATGGCCGGGGATATTCCCTTCGGCGATCTGGTAAAGGTATGGGGTAGAACAATAGCGCGGCATACCGCCAGCGTTCTTGAACCCGAAAGCATCCCCTGCGGTGTCAACCCATCGGCCTACGAGATTGGCTAGGTTCATGTCGTCCTCCCGAGTCCCGGGCGAGTTTCCCCGCCCGGGGTTTAGACAAGAACCTTAGGCCCAAAGCTCGGGGTCGTAGGGAATCTCGGCCCAAGTCAGCGCGACGCTGTAGGTCGTGCTGGACGCGGCCGGGGTAGATACGACCTGGATCGCGGTGCCCGGCTTGAGAGCCAGCTTCGCGTTGAACTCGAAATTGAGATCCTGCCAAGCCTCAGAGGCGGGAGTGCCTTCGAGCCACATGCCGAGGCCGGTAAGCATGAACAGGGTACCTACGGCGGTGAGGGTATTGGTCGCGGGCGACCACTTCGCCATAGACTTTTTCTCGCTGCCGAGGAGGTTGGGAACGGCCGCCACTTCGGTATAGGCCGAAATGGGCGCAGCGGTGCCGAGGGCCGATCCGCAGTTGACCTTGTAGTTCAGGCCGATGGAGTGGATTACCTCGGTGCCAGCGGCAGACGGTCCGAGAGAGAGCGTGATGGGTACGACGAGCCTGCCAGAATCGGCGGGATTCCACAGGGACGGCACGTTGGTCGCCGAATCGTACTTGAGAATCGAAAGGGGCGTAGCGGTGAAGCCGGTGAAGATGTAGCCCTTGCGGAGCCAGTCGAGATACTGCCCGCCGATAGAAGCGACGGGAAGCGCGTCGGCATAAACGCCCTTGACATCCTTGGTCGCGCCATTGAGATCCTGAATCTGAAGCCTGCTCATATTAACTCCTCCTCATCTTCGACATCTTCGTCCGAGATTTCCGTCCCGGTTTCGTCTTCGATGAGTAGCCTGATTTTCCTTAACTCACGCAGGATGGCAGACGAAATAGCAGCGGAACTAGCCGCCAATCGCGTAGCCTCATCCTGGGAGTCAAGCCCAGCCTGGATTTGTTCCTCCAGAATCTGCGTAATTCTTGGAACGCTCATTTTGTGGCCTTCTTTTTCTCGGGCTTAGCGCCCTCGGCCTCAGAAACGATCTTGGGCGGCCTCACCGGCTTGCGCCGTTCGATAACCGGGGCTGCGACGGGAGGCTCAAAGGAAAGCCCCCGCCGTCTAGCCTCGGCGATCAATACGGGATTCACGGTGTCAAAGGGGCCGTCTTCAAAGTCCCATATAACCCGCGAAGTACCGGGAGCCCTAAGCTGTCCCTCCCCGTATATTTTCATGCCTTACCCCGTAACCACGGCTACGCCGCCGGTAGCCGCCGAGGCGGGAACGTCCGTGTAGACCGTATCCCATCCAGCGTCAACCCAAATAGCCCATCCGACCATGGCGCATTTCTGGAGCAGTATGCCCATGTTATCGGTATCCGTCCCACCGATTGCGGCGGTGAGAGCAGTAGCCGCGCCCGAGTACCAGTTGACGAAAGAGCAACCCCGGAAGATTACCCATCCACCAAGCGTTGCCGCATTGGTGATAGAGACGGCCATGTGCCCCGCCGTGGTCGAGTTTGAGGTAATGTAGCAATCCTCGAAGAAGTCCTGGCCGATTTGCTGAGTGGAGACGCCGAGCACGATAAGCGCGTTTGCGGCGGCCCATGCGGTCGAGTTGCTCCCGAAGAAGCAATGCTTGAATACGTTCTCAGAGGAGTTGACGGTCAAGCAGTAGGCCGTAGTCTGAGCGCAGGCGGTCGCGTTTGTCATGTTGAAATAGCAATTTTCGAAGTAGTTGTAATCGGCAGAGACAAGCATAGCGCCGTCATCCGTAGCGACGGAACCATTCTGCACAAAGCCGATATTGATGAAGCTGTTCCCGCGCCCGGTTACGTTGACTAGCGGGCGGCAGTGAGTGGAGATGGTCGAAGCTCCGGGGGCCGCGTTTGCGGTAACGGTATCGGTCAGGGTCAGCGTTCCCGCCGTAACTGCCGCCACGGTATTTATAACCGTAATAGCCGTGCCGGAAGTAACCGCAACCAGCACCGCGTCGCCTACCTCGAATCCTGCCGTCAAGAATCCGGCGGCGGTATCGGTAATCACCCCGGCCGCCGTCCAGGACAGCGTAGAAGCGGCATAGGCCCGGTCAGTGGACGCGATGCGCGCCCGGCAGTCGAATCCCTGCTTTGAGGCGATGCCGACTACAGTCACGCCGTGCAGTGCCCAGGTCAACGTGCCGCCAAGATAGGCGGTAGTGTCGGCCGTGGTAGTGGACGGATAGGCCAGGATGGCGATGCCGTCGCCGACCGACGTGGTACATTTATTGTACGCGGCCCGGATCGTCTGCACGGCCGTGCTGATTGAGCGCCCGTCGGCCCCGTCCGAACCCTTCTCGGGATCAACGTAGAACCACGTCCCGCGAATAAGCGGAAGGGAGCCCACCTCAGAGATGATTTCCAGGGCGTTGCCCAATCCCTTCGATATCGCAGACGAGGACTGAAACTTCTTGGTTCCCATTTTCTACTCCTTACGCGCTGTAAGCAAGGCCCGTAATCGAGCCATGGTACAACTCGGTGCCGTAATCGAAAGACGGCTGCATATAGAGGAAGCCAGCCGCGACGGCCGCAGTCTGCCCCTTCACGTAGTAGCCGACATCGAGGCCGGGAGCGCTTCCCGCGTCCATTCTCTGGCCGATCTGAATGCCCTCAGTCGAAGGAGGAACAGGGCAGAATACCGGCGCGCACACTGAGCGCTCAACGATGTACACCTGATCGCTAGGCATTTGAGGCGAGTACAGGGCAGTAAGAACGCCTGAGCCGCCCGCGCCAGGGACGAGGAAGTCCTTAATATACACGCCGCCCATATTCCGATCCATCGGCGCATAGCCATAGATATCGGAAAGCTGCTGGATATTGAACGCGCCACAAAGTACCACAGGATCAATGAAGGGCGAGCCGGAGGCAACCATCTTGCGCACAAGCTCCTCGATCATTTCCTTGGACAGCTTCAGGCTGCCTGCCGCGACGGTGTTAGTCGTGATCGCGTTCTTGAAGCCGCGCATCGAGGTAGCCGTAGCGGAAGTGCCCTCGGCAACGTAAGCGCCCTGGAGCATGGAGAACTCCAAGTCCTTGGCAAGCGCGATAAGATTGACTTTCTTCTGGAAGGCGATATTGGTGAGCGATTCGCCGAAACCGTCCGCATTGACGCTGGAGCTATAATACTGTCCGCTCTGCGATTCCTTACGGAAGGTAGACTCGACATGCCGCCACTGAATTTGGCAGACGTTGACCGCCTGAGTCAGCTCTACCGTAGTAGCGACGGCATCGCTTTTCGCGGTGTCCTCAGAGATTACAGTCTGCGCGCCGCCGCCGGGCGTGTAGTAGTTGGAAATGGGAATAGTCCATGCCCGGGTTCTCTTGGTCTTCGAGGCAATGGACGCGAGAAACGGCGTGCTGTTCGCGCCGTAAGCATAAAGCAGTCCTCGATAATTGAGGACATCAGAATCCATAGGCGTGCTCATTTGTGCTCCTAATGTGCGGCCCTAGCTGCCGCCTCTAGCTGTTCATGCAATGCAAGCGCTTCGTCAGCCCGCTTGGGGTCTTTCAGCGCCTCATTGTATCGGGTCAAGAGATCAGCGGGAGGAGGAGTTGCGCCACCGCCCCTCGGCTGTCCATTGTTCCCGAGCCTATCTTTCAACGCGGCCTCTACTGCCTTATCGCTATACGCCTTCCAGCGTTTCGCAAACGCATCTACGGCCGCTCCGGTTCTATCTTCGTCCTCGCCGATAAACCGCTCGATATCATCTGCCGGGATTCCGGCATCCGCCGCGCGCTTAATGGCGAGGGCCTTAAGGCGCTCTCGCTTCAATTCTGCCTTCTCGGCTTCCCGTTCGGCCTTCAACGTATCCAACTCAATCCTGAGCGGGTCTTTCTCGGGATTGCGCTTTTTGATCTCGGCCTCGACAAGTCCAGGGAGCTTTTCTTTCTGGAACCGTTCATCATGGGCGATGACTTTCGCGGAAATCTCCGAGTCAAGCGCGCCCTTGAAATACCGATTCCCCTGAATGTAGGCCATGGCCTTCTCGTTGGAGTCGATCCCCGCGAGCGGATTGCCCGCGACGATTGCTTCCTGAATTACCCTCTCAGCCTCTCCCCGATCCGACTCCGGCAATTTAGCGACAAGCTCCTTCAAGTTCATGAGACTTCCTTTGCCCCCGGACGTTTCCCCCCGGACGCTCTGTAGATTGATTCACCTAATACAATGAACTACTATATAGCGTTTGTCAAGTATACGATATGCCATATATAGCGATGTGATAGGGCAATAAAAAAGCCCCCGATTCCGGGGGCTCGCTTGGCTTGGCGCTAGATGCTACTTGTCGAACATCTCCGCTTTGATCGCGGTAGTCTCGGCGGCCTGAGCGTCGATCTCCTTGAGTTCGAGCCGGGCCTCTACCAGCTCGCCGATCTTGTCCACCGCGCCGTTGGCGATCTCGCCCATGAGCTTGTCGATCTTTTCCTGGGTGTCGATCTTCTGGGACTCGTAGGAGTCGGCGGCCCCGGCGAGCGCACGCTGTACCTTGTTCTTGACGAATGGTTTCTTCAAAGCCTTCCCGGCTTCCTCAGTAATCGCGTAGAGCTTGTCAAACATGGACATAGTTCCCCCTTGGCCCTTGGGCCTATTCGATTGTTAGCCGCCCGAGAATTGCTCGGCGACGTGATGCCCTAGAAAGCGATATAAAATGGCCCCCCGTGTAGCTTAGTGCGCCTTTTGCCGGGGAAAGATCAGATTCGTTATAGCTGTTTGTTTCACCATTGTCCCATGCAACTACATAGGGCAAACCGCTCCCGCACACCTCTTTAATTATCCCATCCGAAGTCCCGCCCTGCGATCCCCACTTAAAAGTCCCTGAATGGCTTACCCTATCGCCTACCTTATATTTCACGCTTCCCCCCTTGACTGTCTCAATTATCGCTAGTCTGTTGCGGGATTGCAATACCCCCGCGCTAATTGTTAGTAGTGGCTAACTATACGCCCTTCGGCCAGCCATCTTCCGGCGACCATCCCTTCTCGCGCGCCCAAGTGTCGAAGGTTGTATATGGTACAATCCCCTCGCCTCTAATGCGCCGCACGCTAGGCTCGATGCCCTCTAAAACGTCGTATGCACTGCATCGGCAGTTGATGTCGTCCTCCGGCACTCCGAACTCGCGCGGCTGTGGGGCCGATACCCCGTCAATCCAAAATAGCCCGTTCTCGTCGGCGTATTCCCCGTCTAGCGCTCCGTGGCTAGGCCGCGTCCGCTTGTCTAGCGTCGCACTCCAACGCTTGCGAACGTCGAGCCCCGCCTCTAGCGCTTGCCCGTGAGCCGCCTCGGCGCCCTCCGACCAGCACCGCCCGGCTTCGGTTCGTACTACTCTTTCGGCTTGCCATAGGCCCTTATCGAACTCGGCCCGGATCGCGCGCGCTACCTTGGTGTAGCTTTGTCCTAACGTGATGCCCCGCATGATGGCCGATTGAGTCGCGTATATCCCCGCCGTGGTATTCTTTGACCACGTTTTAACCAAGTCGAGGCCGGAGACTTCGGAATACACGCTTGCCCGGATGGCCGCCACGGGAAGCGCCGGAATGCCTAGTTTTATCCCTACAGCCTGATCGTAGGCCCAAGTGTTGCGATAGTAGGCATCCTGGACGGCTTGCGCGGAGGTTTCTTCGGTCAACTTTATTCCGGCTTTTCGGATCTTCCCCATTTCGTCGGCGAGATTCTGTAGCCGATTGGCGAGCTGGTTATAGCGGATCGCGTCTTCCTTGCGAATGTAGATAGGCCCTTGCGTGGTTGTAACCGGATTCGGCAATCCTACCTTGGCGTATAGCTTGCCGATATCAGCGACCGTCGCATCATAGGCATCCTTGTAAAGCCTAAGCAATGCCCGGTCTATGGCATTATTACGCGCCTTCTCGGATGCGTAGTAGCCTTGCTCTTGCAGCTTGGCTAGGTCGCGGAAGGGCTCAGGCATGACGCTTGCGGCCGTATACAAATAGCCATGCTACTCCGACGCAGAAAAATATAGCGCCAACGGGAAGGCAAACGAAAAAATATATCCCCCAAACTATATCCGCTCCGCTCATACCTTGCCCCCCCTTACAGATCGGCCCAAGCATCGTCCTCGCCGTCATTATCCCATACCCTAGACAATGCTTCCTCGGATAAATAGGTCGCGTCAGTACACCCCCATTCATACTCAATCGCATCCGTTCGCGTAATCATGCTTTGACCTCCCTCTTTATCGCCCTCAGCTCCTTAGTCCATCCGTTGCGATCGGAATCCCCCGCAAGCCGCCGCGCGTCCTCGGGGATGGTACGAATGAACTTTAGGCACCGTTCGAGGTTCGCCCGTATGCCCCGTATCTCGACGAGAAGTCGCTCGATCTCCCCCGTGAATGTTTCGGCCATATATCCCCCTCTTGGATGGCTAAACCGGCGCGAAAAGCTCCGGGTAATGTAGCCTTAACCCTGGATATGTAGCGTCGATCCCATATTTGAATATGGACAATGTATCATATAAGCACCCTTCACATTTTTCGATCTTCCTAATAATCTCTAGCCATTCTGACATAGTAAATCCATCTATCTTGATTGCATCTTTCCCCACTGCCACCCTTGGTTTTATAGTCGCAAGGCGTCTTTCAAACTCGGCCCTTTCCATATATCCCCCTTCCTGATTCTATCACGGCTTCGAGGATTGCGCTAGAATAAATCGGCGCTCCTTGCGAATGTTTAATCGGGAGCGCGTAGAGTGGTTATGCAGATTCTTTTTAACGTCAGATGCTGAATGCCCTCCGCAAACGCAGAGTTTCCCGCTTCGGCATTCTGGATTCTTGCATTCTGACATTACCGCCTTGGACATCATTCCCCCTTATTCGCATCCGGCGCGGGCTTGCCAATAGGCGCGACTACTTCCGGCTTATCCGGCGTGAATGCGTCGGCGGGCTGTAGCATCCGCATAGCATCCTCTCGCGTCATCGTCGGCATGGCCGCTAGGACTATCTCGACGGCCGTCGCAAGCGGTAGCTGATTGTCGGCCACGGCTTGCGCCACGGTTACAAGCGACGCCACCTGAGCCCCGTTCAAGGCCTGAGCCTGCACATCTTCGCCCGCGACGATCTCGGCCCCGCCTTCCTCGGCACCCTCGACGCTACCCGTCCCCGTGCCTTCCTCGATTTCCTTCGCCGTCTCCTCCACGTCAGGCACTAGGCTATCAGGCAATAGCCGCAACGCCACCCGAACGGGAAGCTGTACCGGCGACACCTTCATGAACATTTCAACCGCCGCCTGAAGGTCAAAGGGAAGATTCCGGTTGAACTTTATCGAGACTTGCGGCCGATCCTGTGGGTTCACCTTGAGATTGCCCGTCGCGTTCTGAATCAATCGAATCCGCCACTGAAGGAAGCGGGAGAAGTACGCCTCGTATGTCGCGCAAGCGTACTCGAAGGGCAGGAGCTTGTAGGCGAGGCTTATCCCGCTTATCTGCCCCGTGGTAGCCAAATCCTTATTGTCAAAAAGCAACATCATGTCATAGGCCAGCCGCTCGAAAAGCTCGTCCGCGTTCTTTATGAAATCAATCGGAATGTTCTTGACAAGGAAGGCGACGGCGTTGTTTACGTTGTCCCCCAAGTCCTCGAAAGTGCGCGTGATCTTGAGCTTGTCAATCTCGTTCATGCCCGTATCGTCAAGCTCCGTCGATAGCCGGTTCCGCAAAAGCAAGTAGGATGAAGCGAACCGCTGCGCCTCATTCGCGTAGTCCTCCGAGACTATCCTGTCGCGGAAGTCGATGATCGAGCGCACATGGTCAAAGATATTCGTACCATAGCGGGAGATTTTAGCCTCAGCGAAAGGCACTTCGCCGTATGCGTGCGGTATGGGGTTAGGCTCACCGGTTACTAATACAACCTCGCCGCCCATCTTATATGCGTATTTCGTTATATTCTGTTTGTCGTATGTATAGACTTCCTTATACTCTTTCCCGGCTTCGTCTTCCTTGGTGTAATAACGAACGAGCATAATCAGCTTCCGAGGAAGAGAATCATCCCATACGGGAATACACTGCTCGACCGGCACCTCGACAAATCGCGGCTCGCCGTCGAGCATATAATGGTACTCCCATGCGCTCCCGTGAGCGCAAGCCGTCTCGAACTCCTCATGCGTGGTCAAGCCTTCGTCGTTCGCGTCGAATATGGGCTTGAGGGTTTCCTCGTAATACTTCTCGTCAATCTCAGTGGAGTAGGTGATCGCCCCGGCCCCAGCCATGTAGCCGGATACCATGGCGACAGCCTTGCGGACGATAGGGATTGATATGCGGTTGTCGGGCTCCTCGTGAGCCGCCCGCCCGAGAATAGCGACGTTCTTGCCCTCGATGTACTTTTTTTGGGTAGCAATCTCGGCGCATCGCTTGGAGTCGCCGTCGATCAGTTTCTTTAGCGTTTTCGTGTCCATTGTGCGCCCCTACGATTAGGCTATTCATATTGTATCGTGCTTTTGCCCGGTTGTAAAGCTACAGCCCGAGCGCCCCGGCTGACGGGCCAGCGCGAATCGGCCGCCGCTTGTCCACCCGGTAGCGGATCGCGTCAATCCCATGGTTGAACATATCAATAGGCTCCTCTAGCCATTTCCCGTTCTTGTCCTGCTTCCAACAATACGAGCTGAACTCGCGCTGCAGATTCGAGGATCGCGGCGTTATGTACTGCTTTTTGGTTTTCATGGCCGAAATGCCATAGCGTACAGAATCCGCCCCCTTCTTGCATGGGTAGATATTCCATCCCGCCCGGTGGATCTCGTCAATGCTCTTCGGTTCTGCCGAGTCGGCGATAATGTCGGTGTACCGTGATACTCCTAGCTCTTTAAGCATAGCGCATATCTCGGGATTGGTCAGCCCGGAGCGGTAAAGGATCTCGTCGTAGTAGAAAGCGTCCGGAGTCTCGAATACCTGAATCAGCGTAGTCGGATCGTTTGTATAGCCAAAGTCCATACCGTAACCCATAGACTTAGCACCTGGCGGCACGGCGGCTATACTCCAATCGGGGAATACCACGCCCTCGACTATGCCCCATTCCCCTAGCCCGTAGACTCGATAGGCACTAGGATTCGTTTCCTGTAGGCGCTCGATAGTAGCTGCGTAGGCAGGGTCAAGGAAACAGTTGTCCCGGTATGTTGACGTATGCTCGTATACCTGCCCCTTGGTATAATCCGAATCGTAGAAGTATTTTTTCAGCCATGAATAGACGGAAGTCGGGTTGAATGTCAGAGTGATTTTCGGCGGCCGCTTGCTTATCGACCGGATGCGCCTGTCTATTTCCTCGAAGTCGGCTTGGGTTACTTGGTCGGCTTCCTCAATCCACGCATCGGTCGGATCGTAAATGGATTTCAGCTTGTCGGCGTCGTCTAGCCCGACCAGGATAATCTCCCCGGCCTGGCAGGAAAACAGCATTTCGGTCTTGTTTATCTTGAAAACGTCCTGCACCCCGATATCTCGAATCCGCTTCCGTAGCAACTCAAATACCGATTGGCGCATGGTAGCGGCGACTTTTCGGGCTACAATCGTCCGGCTAGTCCCGCCCCCGGTCAGGGTTCGGAGAATAACATCATCGGCGACAGCCCAGCTTTTGCCCGATCCTGAGCCCCCCCGGAGAACATTGTATTTGAATTGTGAATCGTAGAACGGTTGAAATGCCCTATTCCGGTTTATCTGCATACTTTATCAGGATCTCAAGCGCCTTCCCCTCGGCAGACGATAGCTCCATGGATTGAGTCGGCGTACCCCATGCCCGGTTCAAGAGAGCTTCGGCCGCGCGTATCTTGTCTCCGGGCCGGGCTTGCTCGTCCTCGAACACGTGTAGGAGCTCTTGGATAGCCCTGGACGAGGCCGCGCGGCACATCTCGCGCACGTCTTCGGGTATCTTGGGGCGGCCGCCGGGATTAAGCACCTCGCCTTTCTTGATCGGCCGCCCTGGCCCGCGCCTTTTGGCTTTAATTTCGCCGTTCTGTGCCATACCGGTACTATATCACGATTTCCGCATATTGGCAAGGCCGGGGGCAGTCCACCCCTCGGACTCATGCCCGCATAGCCTACAGCGTAGGACTTGCCATAGCCTACCGGCTTTCCAGTACCAGCGATCCTCGACGTACTCGTGGCGGCAGGGATTGGCTTTCATGGCGTATCGTGTCCCTCGAATTGTCCCTGTACCGGCTTCCCGCAATACGGGCAGAATCGAAGCGGAACCGGCAGCTCTCCCCGCCATTCATGCCCGCAAGCCGTCAGCCAGGCCGAGGGCGTCTGAGTCCAAGTGCAAGTCATATCGCCTTGCATCCGCCGCCGACGTGATGCCGCGCGCGCATTGTATCGTGAAGCGCATCCCATTCTCGGATTATTGCCGCCACCCCGCCGGGCCATCGCTGGTAGGGCTCGCCGTTAGCCTTGAGCGGCCACCAGCGCGGGCCGATGGGGCGTTCCTCGATGAGTAGGCCGCAATAGCGGTACAGGTGAGGCGAGCATACAAAACCGTTCATGGCTTGCCCTCCCCCAGAGCGGCGCGGGCGATGTCCATTGCGTTTTCGGCTCGTCTGAATGAGGTTATGCAATCGCCGAGATCGGCAAGAGCCACGATCCGCACCAGCGCCTCGCGCAGTTTCGCCTCGCGGGCACGGAGCTTGACGATCTCAGCCCGCATCTCGTCTAGGTCAATAGTCGTCGTCCCCTTTTGCGTGTAGACAGCTTGCAGGTTTTGGTTAGGGCAAGCCGTAAGACTCGCGTGGTACTTCCCGCACTGCCCACAATACACGTCACTCATGGCTTTCCTCCTTCGGCTCGGAGCGCAGGAGGGCGGCGCGAGCGTATCCGCCATAATCGGCCATTACCGCGATAAAATCTTTGCCACCTGGATTGGTGATTGATCCGCCCCTTTTATAGTGTTCTACATCTGCGTACCACTCTAGCGCCTCTCGTAGTGCCGTCACGTCAGGGGCGGGAGCGGGTTGCCGTACCAGCACCAAGTTTGGCTCCTCACCCGTTGCTTGCAGGATCATCTTGCAGACCTCTTCCGGCAGGCGCCACTTCGGTTCGTCTAGGCAAAGTTGACTGCCATCGACGATAGCTTGCAGTAGCTTACTGCCGCTGTCTGTCGGGAACTTCTCGCGGAGAATGGCGGCGAGATCAAATAGCGATTTGATATGGGGTTGATCCTTCCACTCCTTTACGGCCCACTGCTCCTTAGCGCAGAAGCTGAGAATCGCCTCCCGTAGCGCCGCCACGTCGGGGGCGGGAGGGAACTCCTCGCGGAGAATGGCGGCGATCTCTTCCTTAGTGGTGTGCGGAGGTGAGTCCCATATCCGCTCCGCCGCTCGCTCATAGTCGCTCATCGCGCCCTCCCTCGCTGGTATCCCAAAATGAAGCTGACTACACCAAAAAGAACTACTACGGCGACGCTGATGATAAGCTCACCTTCGCTCATCGTGATCTCCTTCGGCTCATTCGCTCCATAGTATTGCGAGCTATGATGATCTGGCTGTCTAGCCATGTCTTGCGCGCAAGATCGGCTTTGATACCTTCCCATGCTCGGTCGAGGCGAACATTGATAGCGTCAAGCTCACCCTGCATCCGGGCTATGTCGGCTTCGGTCATCGTGGCCTCCCATCAGCCTAAAGTGCCGAGAACGGAATCGAGAGCGTCGTCAATAGCAGGGCCTCGTCCGCAATGCCCTCGCCAATCTTCGCCGTGAACAGCTTTCTTGCACGCCTCTACGATCTCCTTGTCTCGGGCGCGGATTAGGGCGGTTATTTTATCCATTGCCCCCTCCCGAGGGCCATAGTATTCTAGCAATGTAATTCCTATATCGGTTGCAAACTCCTCTGCGCTTTTCATGGTGCCTCCTAGTCAGACGCGTACTGTTCTTCATTCCCGTCATCTTCGCCGATAGGATTATCAAATCCGTATTTTATTGCCGTTGCTTTAAGGGTAGGCAAACCATATTGAGCATATTCGTCGAAATCTTCCAGCCCTTCTTCGAGTACCCAGTTCCACATACAGACGACGCTGTGCATCAAACTTGCGGATATTCCGCGCTTGTCGAGTGCTTTTTCAAACGCAAAGGCAAGATCATCCTTGAGATGCTTTAGCACATTCTCTCGCGTGAGCGGTTCCGGTACATGGTGCCCTTTATATTCGTCCTTTAACTCGACCCCGATATCAGCTAACGCTTCTTCGGGCAGGAACGACGCAAGCCTACTCACGTCTCGCCCATCAATCGTATCGGATTTGTAGCGCCTAATATGCCCTAAGGTTTTCATGATTCCTCCCCCCGTTTGTGCATATATCTTTCAGGATCAAATCCGTCCCGTCCCTCTTTTTCGGCCTGAGCAACTTGCTTCTCGTGTAAAAGAATGTCTCTTGCTAACCGATTCGCTACCGCCTGGATATTACTTATCTGCTCCAAGTAGTGTTTAAGCGAATCACGTTGCGCTATTAGGCACTCTCGATGCCATCTCATGGACTTTTTCATTTCCCCGCCTCCTTATCCAGCGCCTCGCGGAGCGCCTTGACGTATCTACAATGAAACGAATTGTACGGGTGCGAACAGCTAGGATAACCGTCGCATACTCCGCACCAATCTTTTACTAGCGCACGGGCGGCGGCGATGATCGCGGCGGCGGTGTCCTTGGGTTCCGGCGTGTAATTGGCAATGTCAGCCGACAATCGCTTTTCTTCGGCTGTTTCAACCCGTACCATCATTCCCCCCTCATTGCCTTGCGGAGCGGCTTGTTTCTCTCGCGCCAGCCCTCGATATTCTCTATCAGCCATTCGCGGGCGTGCCGCTTGGCTCCCCAACGCGAGGCCGTCAGCTCCAAGTCCTGCACCGCTTCCTCCCCAATCTCGGCAACAAGATTGATCCGGTACTGCCAATGCTCGCCCTCGTGGTAGCAGTTGCACTGGGTACATTGCGGGCGGAGATTGCGGAGGTCAAACCTAGTCCCCTGGTGATGCCGTGGAATGAAATGCCCGCAGTCCAGCCCCTTCCAGAAATACAGCTTCCCGCACGTGTAGCACGGCACCATTCCGGGAAACTCGGAATACTGAGCCGGTGCCGCCCTGACGAAAAAGGATATCTCCGCGTCAAGCAGCTTCTCAAGCTCGCCGTGCGACATGTCTTCGAGCGTTCTACGCTTCAACCCTGCCCCCCTTCGCTTGCCTTGCGCTTCCGGTAATCTTCCCCGGAAAACTTCAGTAGCGCCCCGCCCTGGTTTAACCGGCTCATAATGTCCTCGCCGATGTAATTCTCAAGGCAATCCGCGCATCCATTCCCCGGGCACGTTTTCCGCGTATGCTTATTCGAGATCAATATCAATGGGAGGCCACGGGTATGCCTTTTGTCAATCAAATAAGATAACCAGTTTTGCTCGGCGTCGCCGCCCTTGGTACGGCCGATCTCGTCAATGACGAGCAAGGGCAAGCGGGCCAGCTCATCCACGATCTCTAATTCCGTTTTTTGCGCTATAGCAGTGTAGCTCGCCCTGATCGTGGTAGATATCTCGTACATGGACATTATACGCCCGCCTAGAATGTTCAGCGCCGCGCAAGCGAGATGCGTTTTCCCCGTTCCGTTCTTGCCCGTCATCACAATCTTGCAAATCTTCCCAGCTACAAGATCCTGCACGCGCGAGAGGTTGTGCTTTAGTTCCGGCGTAATGGCCTCGAATCCGTCAAGGCTTGCATCGTAAAACGCGGGTTCAATGTTCATCGCGGCGAAATGTACGCGCCTTTTTGCCTCTGCCTCCCGCGCATCTTCCTCGCGCTGTTGCGCCTCGGCCTTAGCCCGTCGTTCTTCGGCCTCTTTCTCCCCTTCGGCAATGCAAACCGGGCATCCGCGTTCAATTGTATATTCAGGGCGCAAGACTGACCCGTCTATGCAAACGCTTTTAATTGCGGGGATATTGAGTATCTCGGGCGTGTACTCGCCGTGCTTTTCACAATTAGCCATCATCCCTCCATGTCGAGCGACGCCGTGCGGGTTAAAACTCTAGGGCCGCCCTTTCCGCCCTCCCTCCGCATCCTTTGCTCCCACGTTGCTATACAACTTTTCCACTTTGTTATTCTTGTTTTCCCGCGCATCCAATCTCGTGCTTCGTAATAATGGAAAAACGCCACTGGGTCTATGCCGTTATTCCTTTCCCGACAATAAAGGGCAATTTCGTCAATAGTGGGTTTTACAAGTTTACGCGCGGGCGGCTTGTCCGCCCTCTTATCTTCTCTTTCTTTCTTTGATTCTGTATCTGAATATGAATATGGAATATGAATATGGGATAGCATACCCTTTGCATTGCTTTTGCTATCCACTTGCATTGCACTTGCATCCGTTTTTGGTGTATATTCCCATTTTTTATGCGCTGCGCCCCGTCTTTTCTCCGATATCTCCGAAACGTCCAATAGTTCCCGGTCAATGCGCCTATGGTACAGCATTCCCCCGCGCTCGTCGAAAAATGCAAGTACATCGCATTTGCATTGCATCCATTCTGCACTTGCACATCGGGCAATTCGGGCTAGTTTTTCATCATCTACAGGAAGCGGGCCGCGCCGTTGCCAGTAAGCCATGATCAATAGCAAGTAGGCCCCGTGTTGAAGCGTGGTCAAGTGTTGGGTATCCCCCAAGTAGTCGCCGATGTAAAACTTCATGTACGGTATGGCCGACATACTTACCCTAGCAATCGCGCCAGATTCGTTTTCCGCGCGATGGTTGTGAACTTTCTGAGCGCATCTATGAGCGCGAGCACCTTCTCCGCGCTTGGTTCCGGCAAGTGATTGTTCCCTGAGTCGGCGCCGATGTTGACCTGTACGGGCTCACACTGTTTTATCAGTTCGATCATGGGCAAGAGGTCAAAGTCTATGATCGGTTCAATGGTGACGTAGCGCATCCGACCCTTAAGCATTTCCATCCCAACCGCGCGATCTTCGGGACGAAGGCAGTATCGCATTATTTCCGGATACCAGCGATTCGTCTCGATTGTGGTACCCAGCATCGAAGCAAGCGGTAGCCTATTCCGATGGGAAAACATCCCCAGGGGGTTTTTGCTTTGGAAAAAATACTGATTCCCTTTCGCCTCGATTGTCTTTTCAAGAGTCACGTCTATCCACTCGGGGGGAATAATTGAAGCAAACATATCACAGCTTGACCCGACAAAAATATAATTGTTTTTCCCGAGGTCTGTTTTTAATTCTTTCTCGTCGAATCGCGCGGGCCGCTGATTCTTGAACCGCTTCATGTAGCAGTACGAACAATCATGCGGGCACGCGCCCTTGACCGTGTTCCAGGTATGCGTGATAAAATCGTACATATTGCCTTTACTTACATTTAATCCCATACCACCCCCAATAGGAAAAGAAAAGCCCCTTTGCCGGTGGACGTCGGCTAGGGGCTAGATTGCGGAATGATTCCCGGAGGCGTCCACTCCGCCGGCAATCATCACTTGACCCTTGCATACTATCAGCACTTGGCCGGAAAGTCAAGCGGCAGGAATGTGAAGCGCATGCCAAGCTCTCGCGCAATCCGCACCTCAAGGCAAGCCCCGCGCGAGCCCTCCCAACCCGGAAGGACTAGGATACCATCGCAGTCTAGCAATTCCCGGATATCCGCCCGCATATAGTCGGCCCATTCCGGCTCACGCATGAACGCTACTTGGAGAGATAGCGGATTGACCGGCTCATCCCCGCGAGCCTGAAGGTACGCCGCCCCCAAGTCGAAGGCCGCACGGTTCATGTCTAGCACGCCCGTGATAGGGCCGGAGATGTAGACTTTCATAAATCCTCCTCAAAAAGGCCCTGCGGCTTGGGTTGCGGCTTCTCGTCCTCGAAAAGCCGTGGTTGCTTGTAGGCGTCGGCGATGCGACGGCAGGCGGCCGAAAAATAGCCCTTGTTTATCTCGACGGCTGTAATCGTGTAGCCGTGCTCGGCGCAGGCGACGACCGACGAGCCCGAGCCCATGTGCGTGTCGAGGATGCGGTCGCCCGGCTTGGCGTAGAGCGAGAGTAGCCAGCGGTAGAGGGCGACGGGTTTTTGCGTAGGATGGAAGCGCGCCGAGTCTTGCGGGGCGCACTCGAACACCTTCGCGTTGCCCGGAATATCAGTCCAGGCATACTCGGCCATCGCCATTGAGAAGCCCTCCGATATAGTCAATTTCCGCCACACGATGAAGTTCCGCGATGGCGGGAGGTTGAAGTAATTCCCGCCCCATATAATTTGATGGCGCGATACCCGGAATAGCTCCTCGAAGTATTCAGGAGGAGGCGCATAGTCCCAATGCCGGATGTCGGCGCTAGGGATAGCTCCCGTCGTCGGGCTGTACTTCGCCGCCCATGTCCCGCCCGTGCGCGCGACTGCCCCCCCGATATTTCGCGTCGTGCCCGCCGGTTCGCTGTACCGTCCGAACCGACCGCCGAAGGCATGGTTGACCGTCCGGGGGGGGGCGTACTTTCCGAAACGTCCCCCGAACCGCCCGCGATCGTCTCCTGCCCAATCATAGCCTGCGCCGCCATAGGGCGGATCGACAATGGCAAGGTCGAAGGCGTTGTCGGGCATCTCGCGCA